CCCCAATCAACGGAGAAGTGGCAAGGCTTAAGTAATCCACCCGAGTTTATTGAATATGACAATTTATTCTTCAGGGCCCAAATGCCCAATCACCTAGAGGACCTACAAAGATTTACAAAGGCAACTCAACCATGGGCTGAAAACCATTTTAAAGAAAGGGTAGGCAAGTTACCTTTGAACCCAGGCAATGAGTATAAGAATTGGCCATTCTATAGAGAAGATAAAAAGTTCCGTAATGTGGGAGAGCAATTTACCCACACATATATGGAAAGGTATTGGCCCAGACTTGCAGGGAAGAAGCAAGCAAATTACGAAGGGTTTGAAGGGGAACCTAATAAGGGCATACGGTATGAGTATGGGGATTTAGATGATGTAATAAGGTTATTAGGGTTTGAACCTAATACCCGACAGGCATATCTACCAGTTTGGTTCCCAGAGGATACTGGGGTATTACATGGGGGTAGAGTTCCTTGTTCTATAGGTTACCATTTCCAGATGAGGAACCACCAACTTGACATAGCCTATACGATGAGGGCATCAGAAGGATTAAGGCATTTTAGGAATGACATCTACCTAACAGTCCGCTTAGGACAATGGGTATTGGAGCAACTAACTCATCATTGCCCCGATGTTTGGCAACATGTTACTATGGGAGTATTAACCATGCACGTGGTAAACTTCCATGTATTTAAGCAGGAAATAAACCTAATCTAATGGCAAAGATAAATGTTACCATAACCAAAGAGCAAAATGAAAGGCCATCCCGGAATGATGTCAACATGGCTATTGCTCAAATCATTGCCTCCAGGAGTACCTGCCGTAGAGCAAGTGTAGGAGCAGTAATAGTCCACAACAAAAGGATTATTGCCACAGGGTATAATGGGAGCCTACACCCCTTGAGATGTAGTCATTGTGACTTACACCAAGGATGCACTGATGCAGTTCATGCCGAGGCTAATGCTATTGCCTTTGCCGCAAGGGAAGGTATTAAATTGGATGGAGCTACCCTATATTGCACTCACAGTCCATGCTTAGGTTGTGCAAAGCTCATAATACAGTCGGGTATCAAAATGGTAGTATACCTTGAGGAATATAGGATTAAGGATGGTATAGAATTATTAACCCAGAAAGGCGTAAGCATTTATAAGTATGAGTAAATTAGTAATAATAGAAAATATGAGTCAGGTAGACGACCTTATAGATGCCTGTAAAACCACCGGGTATTGCAGCCATGACTATGAGACTACCGGGCTTAAATTCCTTACAGACAAACCCCTTATCTTAGGGGTTTCGTTTCAGCCAGGGTCATCCTGGATACTACCCTTAGCCCATGAAAAATCTCCCTTCAAAAATAACCATGAGAAGGTACTAAGGAAATTTGGTAAGGCAGTATTTGAGAATTGGGGTATAGTCAAGGTTGCATGGAACCTTAAGTTTGAACATAAATGGCATATGAGGTATGACCTCAAACTAAATGGCAGGGTATTCGATGGTATGCTTGCCAAGTATTGCCTGGACGAAGAAAGACCCCATGGTTTAAAACCCTTCGTAACCTCTATGTTCCCCAGCTATGCTAACTACGACCAGGATATTAAAAACCACGGAGAAGATGAAGATGCCCAATTAGTTTGGGAGAAAATACCCTTTGATAAACTCTGTAAGTACTGCGGCATTGACTCTGACCTTACACTAAGGGGGATGATACAAATGGAGAATAAGCTTATAGATTTAGGCTTCTACAATTTGTTCAGGAACTTATTAATGATGGCATCAAGGGTATTAGCCGAGTCAGAGTATAGGGGTATGATAGTTGACAGGCCTTACTTGGAGCAATTAATGGTTGATTATAAAACTAAAATAACCGATGCCGATAGGAAACTCCGGAGTATACCTTCCGTGCTCAAGTTTGATAAGAAACGTAAAGTAAAGGCACTAAAAGACTTAATGAACGAAGTCCAACTAGAAATAGAGAAAATAAGGGAAGAAGGTGCCCCTAATGCTAACAGACTCATTGCAAGCAGAGAGGCTAAGCTAAAAGGATTTTTGGAAGGTAAATTTAATAATAAGGAAGCTAAGAAATTGGAGCCCATTAACTTTGGTAGTCCCAAACAATTATGCGACTTTATGTATAATACCAAATTTGGTTTAAGGTTTAAGCCACCCTTCCTTACGGAGTCAGGGAACCCCAGTACTGCGGAGGATGCCTTAGAGGAATTAAAACCCAAGGATAAATCCGGGTTCATTGATGCCTTATTAACATATAGGGGTTTGGAGAAAATTGATTCTACCTATGTAAGGGGTATGCACCCACTACTTGACTCAATGGACAGAGTACATGCTAACTTTAAAATACATGGTACCGTAACAGGTAGGTTATCCTGCACAGCTCCCAACCTTCAAAACATTCCCAGGGGTACAACAGCCGCCGACATTAAGAAGATGTTTGTACCACCACCAGGCTACCTACTACTTGAGGTGGACTATTCCCAGGCAGAGCTAAGGGTAGTTGCCGAGTTAGCTAATGATAAGGCAATGATCGATATCTTTAAAAGTGGTAGAAATATTCACGTTGCCACTGCTTGCCTTGCTAATAAATGCCCAGAAAGGTACGAAGAGATTAAGCAACTCATTAAAGTGGGTGAATCTATTGACTCACATGAGCTTAAGACTGACCCTAAATGGAAGGAGCATTACAAATGGGTTAAGGAAAAGAAAAGAGCTAAGACACTAAACTTTGGTATTCTATATGGACAAACAGAAAAGAAATTATCACTGGAGTTGGATTGCACTGAAGCCGAGGCAACACAGTTCATTAAGAATTGGTTTAATGCTTTCCCTGATGTTGCACTTTGGATTAAACGACAAAAGAAATATGCCCACAAACATGGATATGTGTATAATATGTTCGGAAGAAAACGAAGACTGTACAATATCTACTCTGAAAAGTATGGGGTTATGTTGGAGGCAGAACGGCAGGCGGTTAATACTCCCATACAAGGAACAGCCTCCGACTTTACTCTCTTTTCTCAGGTCATTATTCGAGAAGAGATCCTTAGGGGAAATTTCCCAAGAGATCTACACCAAGTGTACACAGTCCATGACTCCATCGGATATTTTATCAGACCTAAAGATATCCATTGGGTGGTTCCAAGAATCGTAGATATATGTGCAAACCCCCAAACCAAGGAATACTTTGGATTTGAGCTTAAGAAGGTAACTATGAAGGTATCCCCAGAGATTGGTAAGAACTGGGCAGACCTTACAGAATATGATGAAAAAGAAAATTACATGACATGGTTAAAAACAGCGTAATTCAGGTACATGAGAACCCGGCAGTAACAGAGGATGCTTGGTTATTGGATAAAGAGACAAACATACTACATGTACACTCCATATATGCCTTTATATTTAAAACCTTCGGAGTAAACAATGATACCCTGGTAGATGTATATCGGGTAGCAATGGCAAGAGTTAATCAAAAAATAAACCAAACATATGAAGATTGTATGCGCAGGCCCCTCGGGATCGGGGAAGACCACTCTAGCTAAAGCGATAGCTAAAGAATTAAACCTTAAGTTCATAGAGAACTCAGCTGGACTAGTAATGCTCCCAGAAGACAAAGAATCCTTAAAAAACAGGTACATGTACACTGGAGCACATGGACAAAAGGGAGTTATAAACCAAAGCCATTTAAACCCCAGCTTTGGGTTTGATTTCCAATACTCCATACTCAGGGCAAGAACTAAACTATTAGCTGAAAACGATAACATAGTATTGGATAGGTCCCCATTAGACCCTATCGTTTTTTATTTAAACCAGGTAGCTCATAACCAAACCCAATTCCTCTCTGAGTCATTTATTGAGAGTGCTGCCCAAATATTCCTAAACTCAGGTATTACTCACTTAATTCGTATACCCCTGCTAAACCCAGAAAGGACAATTGAGGATGATAATAGCCGGGTACCTAACTGGTACTTCCAAAAGAAAGTGGATTACCTATTTGATTTGGCAATAGAACTTGTGGGTGTATACTTTGAAAAAAACCTAAACCTAGAAGGCACCATACATGGTAAAGGCTTATCTCTACCCAAAGTCCACAGAGTAAATACCTGGGATTGGGAAAGGAGATTTCAGACTGCACTAGCTTTCGTTAGTCGTCCACCCATTAAGCATGAGTTAACCTTGGGATTATAATAATACTATTTAAAATTGCATGAGCAAGTTGATTAAAAACCACGGAAAAGCTGGTTTCCTCCAGATAACCATTCAATATGGGGATGAGAAAATATCCTTCAATCTCCTTAAGGAATTGGCAGTATCGGAGGAAACCATCAATTCCGAATTAAAGCTACAACCCAGTAAATATGGGTTCTGTTTATTACTCCACAAAAAACTTCTAACCCGGTACGAACAACTCTGCAAAGAGCGTAAAAGGATGTGGGGTAAATTATTCTACATGGCTAAAGAAACTAAAGGAAGTAACGGGAGATTAATGAGTGACGATTTAGCTAAAGCCTATGTAGAAAAACATAAGGATTATGCCACACTTACTAAAGCTTGCATACAAGCAAAGGACGATGCCGATACTATTTATGCATGTATAAAATCCTTTGAGCAACGTAAGGATGTAATTCAAACACTTTCATCAAATATTAGAAGTCAATCATGAAAAAATTAACATTGTTATTTGCCCTTGTAATAGGGGCTTCTGCAGTTAATGCCCAACAAGGAAGTCTACACCCAGACTCTTCCGCAGTAGTTAAGGACACCACCCATGGTACATTCGTTTACCTGGATGAGCAAGACAAACTACAGGTGGTTCAAGGGTATGTAGTAAGGACATTAGCTCCAATGGTATTCGTTGGTACCGATGGTAAAAAAGCAAAAACTGACCAGGTAGGTCTACTTTCCGAAAAAGCTTATGCCAACAAAAAGGAATTGGAAAGTGTAATATATTTCAAACCCAAAAAACAATCTAAATAATGGCAAGTTTAAAAGAAAGGTTAGCTAAAAAGAGGGAGAACCTCAAAAGCGGTGGAGGTAGTTTTAAAACCTTCATCATCAAAGAGGGTAAAACCCGATTCCGCCACGTCCCAGTAGGCGATGAGAAGGATTGGAGCATTGAAGCAACCACTTTCTTCCTGGGCAAGGAAATAGGTTTAGTAGTATCTCCCCATACCTTTGGTGAGAAATGCGCCTTATACAATGCCTACAAGGAAATGAGTGAGTCAAGTGACCCGGATGATAGGGAGCTTTCCAAAAAACTTAAACCAGGTAGAAGGTTATATTCTCCGGTGGGTAAATATAAAGATGAGAAGGGTAAGGAACCAGATGTAGAGGCCGGGGTTAAATTACTACCACTTACAACTGGGATAGCCCAAGATTTAATTGAGCTATACCTGGATGATGAGTTCGGAGATTTTACCGATGCCAAGAATGGGTATGATATTAAGTATCAAAGAACTGGTAAGGGTAAAACAGACACAGAGTATGCTATCATCCGCTGTGACAAAACTAAATTACCTAAGTGTTGGGCAGGTACTTATGACCCGGAAAAAATGCTAAGGGAAATTACCCCATCTTATAAGGAAACTAAAGCGATGCTGGAAAAATTCTTGTCCATTCCTTCTGAAGATGAGGGTGAAGAGAAGCCTAAGAAGAAAAAGAAATCCTCCGACGACGAAAAACCTCTTAAGAAGAAAAAGAAAAATAAAGACCTATAATGGCAACCAAAAAGAAAATAGGTGTACTCCTTGCCGAGAAGGATTTAAAACGGAGATATCCTGACTCTGGGTTAGCAAGCAACATCTGCCTACCCGGGGATAAGAGCCTCCGACTACCCTGCGAGGTAGTAACAATAAATCATCATCTTGGTGGGGGTATACCATATGGTAAAATTGTAGAGAACTTTGGTGAGGAGTCAACTGGTAAGACACTCCTTGCCAAAAACTTCTCCAAAGTAGCCCAAGCAATGGGCGGTATAGTTTTATGGATTGACTCCGAGTGTACCTTTGACCCGGATTGGGCACAGGCTCATGGCTTAGACCTTTCTAAGATACAGCTCTTACCAATGGAGAACCGGATGGAAATTATTTCCGATTGGATTGCTGACTACTGCATCTACTGGAGAAGCAAATTGGTAAATAATGAGCCTATACTATTGGTATGGGATTCTATTGCTGTTGCCGAAGGTAAAGATGTAATGGAGGTAGCAGAGGTTGATACTAAGGCAGAGATGGGAAGAAGGAGTTTCTTGATGGGTAAATTACTCCGTAAGAGAACCAGGATATTTGCTAAGTATGGTATCTGTGTCTATTTCATTAACCAATTGAGGGTTAAGGTAGGAGCTTCCCAATTCGAAGACCCCGATACCTCACCCCTTTCCCAATGTATGAAGTATTATGCTGCCCAGAGGTTTGGGTTGTACAGGGGTAAGAGGTTAAAGGATACTAAGAAGGGTAAGAAATGGGTGGGTAATCTGGTTTATGTAAGGACTAAGAAGAATAAAACTTCAGCCCCAAAGGATAATGTACAGGCTCATGTTTACTTCAGGGAAGATGAAGGAAACTTTGGCTACCATAAATACCACGGCCTTGAGGAACTGCTGGTTGAGGCGGGGATAGTTAAAAGGGCAAATGGCAAGTTCTCCTACAAAGGAGAATTTATTGCTAAGGGAGAGGAAGCATTCCTAAAGGCTATTGCAAATAACCAAGAGCTACGCAAGAAGCTCTTAAACAAGTTGGGAGTAAATACACCCAGCAAACTCCGGAGTAGACTAGAAGAGCTCAGGGAGTCCAAGACAAACTTATACCCAGTTAAGCTAAAGACCCAATCAGAATCATCAGATGAGGAATAAAAAAGAATCCATTGCCGAGATCGACAAACGAGCTAAGGCATGGTTACCAAAGAAGAGAGACCACTCAGAAATATGCCTTGTAGTTGATGGTACAAACCTAGCCTACATGGCATATTATGCCTACAATTCATTAAGCTATAAAGGCAAATCTACCTCCATACTTTATGGCCTTCCCACTTACCTTAAATTCGTAATGTCCCAGTATAAAGCATCCAAGATAGTGGTATGCTGGGATGGTAAAAAAGACCCCAAGAGAATTGAGGCCTTGCCGGAGTACAAAGGGCATAGGGAAGAGTCTAAGGATAGGAAAGATAAAAAGAAACGCAAGGCATTTTTAAAGGAGATTGACCGGACAAGGATACTGTTACACAGATTGGGTATTTCCCAGGCATATAATACCGATATGGAAGGTGATGATATGATTTATTGGATAACCAAAAAGATGCAGACCCTTTATAATGTGGTTATAGTCTCCGGGGATAAGG